TATGGAATCAACCTGTTATTACTACTGTAAAAAAACTGTATACGTAACCTGGATATGTTTTGTGAACCAGTATCGAAGTTATGTTCGACGATATCATCTTGACCAGAGTAATTAATGACATCACCGCACATCAATATACGACCAGTGTAAAAGGGTGTATCTGAATAAATTGTCTTATTTAATTCCTCTGCACCGCTACTGATTTTTATGATAAGAGCGTCAGGTCCCTGTAGATTGATACTACCCGTAATCAAAAGACCGGAAACCCCTCCAGTAGCCGGTGTATTTGATTTCGCATTATCCGGTGGTAACCCTAGAATATCGTGTGGGGTTGTATACCCACCCGTGGCAGATGTATACCCATTCGCGCCGTCATAAAATTTAAACGAGAATTCACTACCCGCAGCGGCCGATGATAAAGACTCTATGGATATTTCATTCTTATCCTTGTTATACGTAAATGCTATAGGAGACGCTACATACGCACCACCTAACGCATCATTAACCTTTGTTTGTAATTCGACCGCTAATGTTTTTCCGTTATAATTGCCAGGTGTTAATGTAACAGATACTTGAGTTTCTGGTGTAGTATGAACGACAAAATCAAACGTTTTATTACGATCATTTATCAATAATTGACTCGCGTGAATTCGAGCAGATGCGATGGAAATTTTATTAACATCGTAAATGGGGTTTTTAAGTTCTATCACGTAATCACCGGGATTCGCGTATATAGTAGGATCACGTTCACCACTATCTATATCTAACGTGTATACGCTCATTAAAATATATGGATAATATTTTAATGGGTGTTGTTACTCGACCATTTATTTACATCATGTGCTGAGCGACTGGGTTGTTCTGGAGCTGCCTCTTCGCAACCCCCAAACTCTCATTCGTCGCATAAGGATTGGAATTACCCTTGTAAGCGTTAAACTTGTAGTACTTGTTGTTATTGTATTGCTGTGTCCAACCACCACTCATAGGTCCGTAACGACCATCTACCCGTGTTGTGTCTGCGCGTACAACGGTCGGCATACCACCCTGATTAAGGGCACCCGCACGAACGTTCATACGACCCGCATTACCCATCCTGTTCGCCTTACCGCGACGATCATCTGGGCGGAACCCATAACGGTTCAATTCTTCCACTGTGTGTGCAGTACCATAGGTTCGCGCTTCACCTATCTGCACACCTGGAGACGCGAGGTATCCATGGGAAAATGTAGAAACACCCGGAGCAATCTGGTTATTGTACCTGTACTGCTCAACATTACCATCCTTCTTATTCCGTGTGGGATCCTGAGCCATCTTCATTCCAGCTACGACACTTTTCGCACCCGAAAACCCAAGACCGTCATCGCGAGAACCTGTCTGCGACCTATTCGTTAAGCGCTTCCCGTTTACATGTTCACCGCGAACAACGTGACCATCAAACCCCTGAGACCTACCACCGGCGACGGGTCTGCGTTCGGGTAAGAATGCGGTCTTTTCTGGTCGGTTATGAGCGATATCACCCATCTTCCCGCGACGTCCACCAAATACATCATGCGCTGGCCCACTCCGACCGGGTAAAGTCGTGAGACGATGCGCACCTACATTCTCTGGGTTGACACGCACGAGCTGCTGAAAACCACCCGCAGCGGGTACATCGGGACCGACGGCGATACCGGGACCTATGAGCTGTTTTTCAATCGGAGACATGTTATTCATGCGACCATTATCGAACATACGGTTACGCATATCAAGTACTTCAGTACCAGATGTACGTGTCTGTGGTACGATGTCACCAAAGTTTTCTCGTTCGAGCTTCTGTGGTGGGAGATTATCGAGACCGATCGGTCCCGGTGCGGCTATATCGGGTACTTCTTCCTGAATTAGAATAGGACGTTCTGAAGGTTTAGATTCAGTCTGGTACAGTTCTGGTTTAGGGTCGCTTAATTTTTTCCCCATGTAGGCTAATCCGGCAATAGCTATAATCGAAATAGGGTCTGCCATTCTTATTTGTTATAAATATTTTTATTGAGTGGGATATCTCTTCATAAACATATGATTTTGTGTATCCGCGCGCGTGCTTTCAGGTTCATACGACATCGCACGAAGTGGAAGCTTACACTTCATATCTTGAAGAGGGAACAGGTTCTGTTCGTATGTTTTAGCTAGGATTTTGTTAAACTGACTGGTGGATTGGGGTCGCAGTTGATCGCTCGTCTCGATATACTGAGCTGGCGAACCCTTGCCAGCCATGTAAGGAGATGTCCCGTACAACATCGTATTAGGGCGACCTGAACTGTAATTAAGAGTGCTGGGCTGGGGATAAACGAATACCTCCTCAGTCGCGCATACAGGGGGTCGAGTGGGAGTTTCAACCAAATTCATACCGGGTTGGAGTTGGTACGCCATTTACTATTACATGAGAATATTTATCTATCTAAGCTGGACCATTTCCACCGCCAAACATACCACTTCTCATATCTCCACTGGAATTTAATCCACCGAACGCCTCTAATTGTACACCCCGTGCATTAGGGTCACATGAACGGCTATCACTCCTACAAATTGAACCATTCTTTTCGCCATATAACCATTCCGCAAACGCGGTTTGGTCACCGGGAATAGATGTCACGGGGCCTGAAACGAATTGGCGGGCGTAAGCGTTTCGCTGAAATTCTGGCATAGGAGACCTAGATTTCTGAGGACCGTATGGTATGGTACCGGATAACATCTGATTGACACCCTTCCGCACTGTGTTATAATCACACGCCGATGGGCGATCCGGGCGACCGTCGTAATCCGACATCAACACGTTCGCCATTGGATTATCGTATGTAGGTAATTGGCATGCAGTCTCATACCCTTCCTTCACAACTAAAGGGCGCGCCTTACCTTCTTTTATCATGTTGTTCATCTCCATAACATATAACACACCTAGACAGGTAGAACCCAATATAAAAACACGTACATCACGCCTGATAAGGTATAAAATACACGTCGCGTAAATAATGAAACGAGCTGTAGCATTCACTCGTTCCGCTGATGTATGAACTTTGGTTGGCCAGAATTCAATTACCTTATCAGCTCTGACAATTTGTTTTGGATCATCGAATAGCGATACCATTTATATTATATAGGTTTATTTTTTCATCATGCCACCGAGAAGCCCTTGCATGGATTTCATGAGCTGAGCCTCGTCGATGTTCATTTCACCGTCTTCACCCTGCATCTTATCAGCGCACTGCTTGGCTACCGTCTCAATCATACTGAGCGTCTCTGGTGGAATGGAGGTGATAGTCGTTCCGAGCATGTAAAGCGTCTGGATATATTGCCAGATCGCACCGCGTGTACCTTCCGATGCCTTTGGCCAGCACTGCGCCAGGTTGATATCCTTCAAGAAATCAATCGTACCAGCCTGCTCGAGAAAGAACGTTTCATCCCTGGCGTTAATCTTCTCTACGTGAGGTGAGATGTTCGCCATAAACCCCTCTACGATCATCCTTCCGTTCGCACCACGCATGAGTTCGAATGCGGCCATGTATTTTTTTAATCCTTTTTCTTCTGGAAAGGCCGAATGCAATTCCGTAAGAAATTGTCCCATCATGTCGTTGAAGGCAGTAACGGAAGTCATTATATACAATACATGAGATAAATCTTTAAGTTAGTCAGAATGGTTCGGTTGAGATAGTTTCACGTTTACCGAGACCATTTGATATGATAAAATATACTAATATACCCACCAATGCAGCAGGTTTTGCGTAAGCACTAGTCGAAAGCGTTCCCTCATCATTAAGACGAGCTTTGCCATGTATGTATAGTGCGGTTAATCCAGCGGCTATTAATGCGGCCGAAGCAGGATCTCTAAGGTACTCGTCCATATTTAATAACCAAGTTTTTTAGTTCGCGTTTCAGCGGCATCTGAAAATAAGTCCTCACCTTCATCCATATCCTGGGGAGGAGGGTTCGCTGGTTTCGAAGTAATAGTCCTGAATTCATTTTGAAAGGGTGTAGATGGTTCTTCACTCTCCATGAGTTCACCCTGGGGTTCGTCTATCTCGTCCATGGGAGGAGGCATTTCCTCATTCTCCATTTGAGGAGGCATGCCTCCTTCTTCCATCGGCATCTGTGGTTGAGTTTCGAGGTCGGGTTGGTCGTATTCATTGAGTTCATCGATTTCATCCTGTTGCATATCAGCGTCTTCGCCGTTGATATATTCTTCACCACTCGCAGACATGTATGTTTGTAAAATCTGTTGAACAGGGATCAACTCTTTTACTGTGTTTTCAACGCATAGGGCGAACCTATCATACAATGCATCATTCCGATTATGTTCGGACTGATTTTCAGTAAATACGTAAGGATCCTTGTAAAGATCTTTCGCGGCATTTTTGTAACACGTGTGAATAAATACTTCATTGGTTGGCAGTTTAACCGCCATTTTCTTACTATCCTGGCTCAAACGAACAGCTGATAATATTTTTACGGAACTTACAAACACCGCCGCGACCAAATCCTTGAACCACGCACATCGATCTGCGATGTTATCTGTATGCTGTTTCGCCATCGTCTCACTCCATTCTGGTACATCTTTTAGCAATTTCTGGAACATGATGAGAACTTTGCGATTTTTTGATAACGTATGTGCTTCTTGATACATTGCATCAAACACGTCAATCATGACTGGACATATAAGAATAGACAGTTGCTCCATAT